ACTTTCTACTCCCTTTTGGGAGTTTCACCACTTTAATAGCCTTTCTAGCATTGTTGTAGTTGGCTCGTCTCTTTCTACTCCCTTTTGGGAGTTTCATGAAACCTATTAATAAGAGCAAGGATTCTAGAAGCGGATGTTTAGGAGTAGGGTAGTATATCATCTCGTATAACGAAGCCCACCATAGAAATACCCATATACCTAGTATTAGAAAGAACTTTAACGTGAAATCTTCTACTAAGGCGTCTATTAGACCTGAGAATAAAAAAGATATTCCTATTATTGAATATACTGCTCTAAATTCGTGCCCGAATGTTATAGTTTTTTCCACACCCATTTTTATCCTATCCCTATAACGCTGGGACTACCGCCTGTTGTAGGTGGCTTTTTCTTTAGGCGCTCCCTAAACTTTTCTAGCAGGGATATACCCGTTCCTGCTACTGTGTCTGACTTTAACCTTTTTCCTAGTTCATTTACACAGGCTTCTATAGATAGAGATTTATTACATCTAGATGCAAGTTCTGCCAAGGAATTGCAAATTTCTGCTACATAGCCGTTAAATTGCTCGTCGGTTATATTGCGAGCAGCATATTCATCTATTAGATTTCTAAGTATAGCCCCTAGCTCCGCTAACATCGGTTCAAAGCCACATCCTGATAATATAGATTTTACATATTCAAATGATTTCATATAGCTCATATAACACCCCCTACAACTCTAGTATTCTTCCAGAAGCTTTACTATTGCTTGCAAGATAAGATCCTGAACCGTTATATTCTTGGCTATTGCCTTCTGCCGTATCTTTTTGGCTATTGGTGGTGGTATCACTATCTCTATCGGGGCTTCGCTCTCCTGACTCATTTAGCTCACCCTCAGATTCTGTAGGCTTTATAGATTTATAACCTTTTACGCTTCTAACAATACGCTTTAAAGACTTGTAGCGCTCTTTTAGAATATCCCCCCTTACACCCAATACCTGCAATTTCAAAACAAGAATAACACCATCGTTTTTAGGTTGCTGAATAGAAGCCAGGGTTATCATAACACCATAATTTTCAGCTCGCCTCGCTAATGACTGCGCAAAGTTTTCGGTCATATCAGCATATTTACGCACCAACATTAGAATTGTTTGTCTAACCCTTGGGTCAGGTAATTGGTTAAATGGTAGATACAGGCTCCGCTCCCTTAGTTCTAGCTCCTCAATGGCTTTAAGGAGCTCGTCTATAACCTTTTCAGTATAGGTTTCCGAATAGCCCTCAGACATAGCTGTTCATTTATCAGTATATATACCAAGCTTTATATATTTTACCTTCGTTTTAAAAGAAAATAAATAATAACTATTGTTGGCTTATTGCATTAATAATAAGTATGTGAAAAGCGTGAGGGGGTAGTTTATAAAGCTATTAAAACATAGATAGAACTCGCAACCCAAATGGGTGGAATAAATGCCTGGCGTCGTATCTGTAGGAGAACAAATTAACAGGTTTAGCGCCAAAACAGCCCCAGATAGAGTAGGAACTAGATATGGAGCCAAGAAATCAATGGCAGTAGCACTTTATATTGATAGAGCTAGCCCATACGCCTTTATAGTAGAGGAAGCTAAGAAAGTATTATGTAATCTTGGTGTTCCAACAGGTGAGCAGGGTATCTATATAGCATTTGTAGAAATGCTTATGAAGAAAGCAGAAAAGCATTTTGGCAAGACTTTAGAGGATGCTGTTAGGGGTCTAAAAGCAAGGTTTGTTAATAAGGGCTGCGATCCTCAAATACTAGACACATTAGCTAATCTTGTTGTGTAAGGGGGTGGTAGGCTATGGCAAGACCTAGAACTTTCGGAATAAGAGTTCAGGACTATGAAATTAAATATGATGGTGCTAATGTAACCACAGTATTGACAGCTATCAAGCCTAGTATGGATGCAAGGTATCAAGATGGTGTAACAATAGTTAGAAATGCAATTGAAAATACTAGAAGGCTACTTAATGACCTTGGTGTACCAACTAAGGACTGGGCTAAGTATCTATCCTTTGCCTCTAGAATAGCAAAGCTAACATTTAGCTTTAGCGGAGCAACACTACTTAAAGAGATAGCTGGAGAAAAAGCTGACTGGGTATATGAAAAGAAAGCTGACCCAAGTATCCTAGACCAGATAGTAGAACTTATAGTAGGTGTAACAGTTCCCTACTAAGTCTAGCAATTAACCAGCAATTAAATTTAAGCTCAATAAATTTTTTTAACCTTTTTCCTTTTATTATTTTTCTAGATGCGTATGAATGTAGGTATTGTAACCTCTAATAAAGGTATATCCCTAATTAGAGTTGCTGTAGATATTGGAAGGATTATTAAGGAAGAAACTGGGGCTAAGGTAAAGGTATTTAAAGGTTATGACGCAGAACTGTTTAGAATGCCTGAAGACTCTAAATTCATAATTGTTATGCCTTTTGACCCTAGCCCCGCCCTACCATATTTTTATACTGCTTGGGAGCTAAGGAAATTCTATAGTAAGGTGCTTTTCTATACCACAATAGAAGGCAAGGTCTATAAACCCTCGGTGCCTCAATGGGTTATACGTGATTTTGAATATATAGCCAATTCTATGTATACAGCTAGAAGACTTGAGGAGGCAGGGGTCAGAATATCGGATATTATATATCATGGCGTCGATATAGAAGCTTTTAGTAGTAGCAAAAGCCTAAGGGAGTCTGGCAGGAAAAGATTAGGTGTTTCAGAGGATGACTTTGTTATTGGTTATATAGCTGGGTGTTATCCTAGAAAGGGGCACAGCTTATTTGCCGAAACATTAAAATTATTAGAAGAAAAGGACCCCCAAATAAAGGCTTTTATATTGACATCAGATAAATGTGTAGACTACTATGTTAATTTGAATAATGCAATACCATTAACCGATTTCGGCAATTTGACCGACAGGGATATTATTATGCTTTATCATAGCCTTGATTTATATGTTCAGGCAAGTCTTGGCGAGGGCTTCGGTCTGCCAGTATTAGAAGCTTTGGCGAGTGGTAAATTGGTGGTTCATCCTGACTATGAACCGCTTAGCGAAATAACTACATCTGAAACCTCGGTTAGGGTTCCTGTTTCTAGGATAGAGTTTAAGAGGGAGTATGGCTCTATAGAATATGAATACAATTATTATGAACCCAATGAAATGGTAGAAGCTATACTATATGCTAAGGATATGGTTATAAAGCAAAGGAAAGAAATAGAAGATAAATGTGTAGAAAGGGCTAAGGTTTTTGAGCTTAGAAAAGTTTATAAGAGATTTATAGAATTACTGAGATAACGGGTAGAAAAATATGAGTTCACAAACAAATACCCAAAACCAAGAACAGATACAACAACAGCAAATACCAGCTAACGTTCCGCCACCATATATAAATCCCCCGACTCCTGCACCAGAAATGAGCCCTGAGCAAAAACAATTAATGAATATAATTAATGAACTAGTTTTAGGAGCCCAGGAACTTGGTTTTGAGCTAGCAACATTGCCTTATCATTTGATAGAAGCTCATCCTGAATTAAAAGATTGGTATGAGGTAAGTAGAAAGCAAGTTATGGCTGTTAAGAAATTAGTAAAGTTCTTAAGGGAGAGAAAGACAGGGTAAAATAGTATATGTCTAGCAAAGCCACAAAGGTAATGATATATCCTGTGGCTATAAAGCTCGATAACTGCGACGTATATATATTAGAAGCCTCAGCTAAAACATGGATAGATGGTAAAATACATTATATAGTGTCTTGCAAAGTTAGATGTGATGAAAAAGAATCTCAGGTATTCCCCCTGGACGTTACAAGTGAGCAGGAACTTCTGGCTAAGTTAAGGACGGAGATAGCTAAGTTTAAGCTTATGAATCTTATTTTTTCTAGATAAAAATCATAATTGAGTTGAATATATAAATCTGTTAATTTTTTTATTCTTCTAGGTAAAGTAAATGGGGAACCAACCAGAATTTGATAGCCTAGATTTTATTTCATTAGAAGATGCTGGGTATTTGCTAAACCTACTTAACAATATAAACATTAACACTGCAATAAACCAAAACGTATTTAGTTCTATACCTACAATAACAACAACACAATACCAAATTACATATATAGATATATCACAATTAAGGCTAGAGGACCTTATAAGCTCTGTTCACGGATTAACGGACCCTATAGGTCAAATTAAAGATTGGTTCTATGACAGGCTTAAAGAAATATCATCTTGGGTTTCTAGCACGGTAGATAGCATATTTAGGAGTTTTTACAATACATTTATAAAGCCTGTCTTGGATTCTATTAAAAGTGTAGCTTCTGGTATATGGGATTACATAACCAAGATCCCTGGGACGGTTACAAACGTATTGGATTGGCTAAATAATAAAATTTCTGGAGCTTGGGATTGGATCCAAAAGAACCTAATATCCCCTTTATCCGACTTGGTAAACAGGATTATAGGGACGGTTTCTAGCGGTATATCAACTATATCAACATTCTTTACAACAACACTACCAGGATATATTTCTAAAATACCCGATACAATAATGGGTTATCTGAAGTCTGCCTGGGATTTTATTCAAACATATATAATAAGCCCCCTGTCAAATGCTATAGGATCAGTTTCAAATATAACAAAGACGGTTTTAGACTCATTAGTATCATTCTTTGTAAAGACGCTGCCTGAAAACCTTGGTAAATTGCCTAGTATGATTAGTGATTTTGCTTCTAGAGCCTGGGGGTCTATACAGGATTACATAATTAGACCATTAACAGATACATTCGGTAAGCTAGGGGATTTGATAAAAGGGGCTATTTCTACAGTATCTGATTTTATAGGCAAAATACCTGGGCTAATTAGCGATGCAGTTTCTAAGGCAAGCAGCTTTATACAGAATAATATTGTTGCTCCTTTAGCTGATTTTGGTAAAAGATTATCCGATACTATAGCAGGGGCTTTTAAGACTATAAGCGATAATCTAGGGAGAATACCTGGTCTAATAACCGACGCAGTATCAAGGGTAGTAGATTTTATACAGAGAAATATTGTAGGACCTATAACCGATTTTGCCTCTAGGCTATCTGACTCTATACGTTCTGGCTTATCAACTATTGCCGACTTTATAGGCAAAGTACCAGGGATGATTAGCGACCTTGTTTCAAAGGCTTGGGGCTTTATACAGAACAATATAGTTTCCCCGTTATCAAATGCTTTATTGGGTCTTGGAAATGTTATTAAGACCTCTTTAGATACTATAAGCGGTTTCTTTACCAAGACCTTGCCAGACCTAGTAGGGAAGGCAGGAGCTTCTATTCTTGACTTGGCTAAATCTGTAGGGGGTTGGATACAACAGCATATAATAGACCCATTAGGCAAGGCATTCGCAGGCTTTATAGACACAATAAAAGGCGGTTTGGGCTTTGTAACCGATTTCTTTACAAAAACACTCCCAGGTATGATAACCGATATTGGCAAAACCTTAGCAGAATTGCCTAAGAAAGTATGGGATTCTTTAGTTGTAGCAGGTCAGACAATATGGGGGTTCTTAACAGATTTGGGTTCTAAAGTTGCCGACGGGTTTAAGGCGGTAGGAGAAATTCTTAGTACAGCTTCTAGCTATCTAATGCGCTTAGGTGCTATGATCACAGGATTCTTTAACCAGCTAGGAAACACCATAGCAAACCTACCTAACTTGCTATCACAGGGGCTTAGCAAGATAGGGGAATGGATCTGGAATGCAATACCTCAGTGGATGAAAGATTTCTTTAGCGGGGTCGGGGAATTCTTTACAAAAACGCTCCCAGAGTTCTTTACTAAGACGGTTCCAGATTTCTTTACAAAGACTTTGCCTCAATGGTTTAAGGATATCATAGAAGGGATAAAGTCTATACCCAGCAAGATATGGGACGCTTTGCAAAATCTCGGTAAATGGATTTGGGATCACTTACCTGATTGGCTAAAGGATGTTTTTGAAAGGATAAGGAAGTTCTTTGCTGAAGACCTGGTAAACTTTTTCACAAAGACATTGCCAGATTTCTTTACAAAGACTTTACCCAAGTTTTTCCTAGAGGATGTGCCTAATTTCTTTACTAAGACAATACCCGAATGGTTTGGCAAGGTTTGGGAAGCCCTAAAATCTGTTCCTGATAAGATAAGAGAGGGGTTAGAAAAGATAGGTCAATGGATCTGGGAACATATCCCTGAACCCATTAAAGAATTTTTTGATAAGGCTAGAAGATTCTTTACCGAAGATATTCCTAATTTCTTTACCAAGACCCTGCCAGAATGGTTTGGAAAGATAGCAGAAATACCATCACATTTAGCTAATCTTGGAAAGTCTATAGGCGAAGCTATCTGGAATGCTTTGCCTGATTGGCTAAAGAATTTCTTTACAAACGTATCTGATTTCTTTACAAAGACAATTCCTGAGTTTTTCACAAAGACCTTGCCAGATGTATTAAACAAAATTAAGGATGGTATTGTTAATCTGCCAACAACTATTTCAAATGCTTTGCAAAGCCTAGGTCAATGGATATGGGAACACCTACCCGATTGGCTAAAAGATGTGTTAAAAGATGTTTTTGAAACGATAAGAGATTTCTTTTCCATGGCATGGGAAGAGCTTAAGAACTTTGTAAAGGATCCTGCTAAATGGATTAAAGAAAAAGTTGTTGAACCCGCTTGGAATAACTTACAATGGCTAGGTGGTAAGATATATGAGGGTCTACAATGGATGTGGAATAATCTTGTTTCAGGTATTCAATGGCTTGGTGCACAGCTATCTAATTTTGTCAATGCTATAGGAAACGCTATTCAAAATATATTTGCAGGTATTGCTTCATTTTTTGAGAATGTTGCTAACGCTTTTAGAAAAGCAGTAGAATCCTTCGTCGATAGACTTATTGTTCAGCCATTTAGAGAGTTAGCAAAGAAGGCAAGTGAAGCATTTAGAGATGTATTTAGAGCTCCCAAGGGAGGATTTGATATAATATTTGATTTTACAAGTAGATTCCTGCCTGTCTATTATGTTGCAACATTTATCCCATATTTCGTATCTGGGTTAGCAGGGGCATTTGGAAATCTAGAAATTTGGATAGAGCCAGAGGTGTATGGCTCAAAGTCGGGGGGTGTTAAGTGGAGATTTAAGCTACAAGATCTAGTAGATAGCTTTTTAAAGGCTTGGCGTGAATTCTATCCTACCGTTCTGCTCGGTTCAATTATAGGAATATCAAATAGCCTGATGGCACCTATGACCACTATTTATAGATTAATGTTTAAGGCTACCTATGATAAGGATCTGCTAGAATTCTATAAGGATATATTAAGTAAGGATGAAATTGAAAAGGCACAATTAGAAATTTTCTTTGAGGCGCCTACCATAACGGCACTTAAAGAGTATTTACGCAGAACTATTGCTACTCAGGTAGAATTTGGAAAGAGATACGATCCTA